GTATAGAGAGTTGTAGTGGTTGTAGCAGCAGGATCAAGTTGTGCTAAAACTTTTAAACTATCAGCCATGTTTTGCTCCCATTAGTAAAAATTGATGTCTTCGTATAGCTTTAGAAGTTATCGGATCTTGTGCTTTTTTTACTAGTCCTACCTCACTATTTATATCTTGAAATCCCTGTTCTATAGTTCTTCTATTTATAGATTCATTTAATTCATCATATTCTTGTGGAGCTATAGGTAAAGGTATATTAGTTTTTTCAGCCATTATTTTCTACCATCAGTTCTTAAATCTAATCTTATATCACCTAATCTCCATCCAAAAGAATTAGATGTATTTTCTATTCTAACAGCACTTTGTCTACTTCTAGCTCTTGTATTAGCAAATTTGGTAGTAGGATTTACTGAAATAGTTTGTAAACTAGATAAACTTTCTAAAGGAAAATTTCTACCTTTTATAGTCACACTAACTGTACTGCCATCATCACTATTTCCTCTATATTGCAAATCAGGTATTAATCTAGATATAAACATAAATCTTTCTCCATCTGGATCTAAGTCAAAATCAGAAGATTCTATAAAAGCTGTAAAATTAGAACCATCAGCACTATGCCCAAATTCATGATTATATAAATAATTATCATCAGTATTATCTAACTTACTAGCTGCTAAAGGATATTGTTCAGAATATGCTGGATTCCAAGCTGTTCTTGTAAAACCATCATTAGTAGTTCCTATGCTCCAAGATTTTTCTAAATAGTTATAAATAACGTATCTATTTACTTCTGAAGAGTTAGCACTAGGATAAAACCATATAATCTCATTATGTTCTGGTATAGGTGCTCCAAAGACTTTGTAAGACTGATTTAAATTAAAATCACTAAATATATGATCTAATACTGTACATGGCAATTTTTGAGCTGATCCTCCATAAATATAAAAAGCTCCATTATCCATAAAAAAAACAGCTCCACCTACAGAAACTGCAGCATTTGGCGATATTAACGACATACCATTTGCTACTTCATTAAATGTAAAAGTAAATGGTGCACCTACAAATCTCATAGATGTTATACCTGAATCAGTCCAAATTAATATTTCTTGTCTAGTTTTTATAGCACCAACTATATAACTACCTGAAGATAACTGTACACCACCTGCTGAGTTTGTTGCAGTAGGTGTCCAATCAACAGCATTTTCTCTATCAGAAAATCTAACTAGCAATGGATCTATTGTAGATGATCCTATAGGATTACAACCAAATGCTATGACGTGCCTATCTATATCTGACATCATTATTTGTAATACTGCTGTTGGCGTATTGCTTGCTCCTGCTCTACTACTAGCTGCAACTGCTCTTGTGCTTAAACCTGAAGATTCATCCCAATAATATAATGGTCCACCTCTAGGACAAGCTATAATATCATCACCAAAATTATCTATACTCCATAATCTTAGTTGATTTGTATAACTTAATGATGTAGCTGAACCCCAAGCAGGACCACCCCATGTAGAAGCACCCCAACCTGTAGATTTTACATAATTATCTAGACCACTATTAATTTGATAAACAGCAACTGTGCTAGAGCCACCATTACCACTATCAGATGAATTAGCTAAAACTTCACTACCAGTGGTATCTTTAGCATTTATTTGAAATGTATTTACAGTTAAAATTCTAGTTATTTCATATTCTTGATTTAAAACTGTTGCTGTTATATTGCCACCTAAACTTGCAGCACTACTAAAAGTAACACTATCACCTGCAGTAGCTCCGTGACCATTTTCAGTTACTGTTATTAAACTAGAATCATCAGCTACTTTTGCAAAAGTTGGATCACCTGCAGAAGTTGTTAATCTTATAGGTGTAATATCATGAAAAGTTGTACCTTGTTGAGCATACAACTTTTTATGTGTACCTAAAATATTATAGTAATCTTGATCTATTGTATTGTAGA